AGTGTTAAGTGCAATCATTTCATCATAGGTTTCAGCATAACCAGGACATGCAATCAAGTTAAAGAATCTTGATTCTGCTCTGATTTCATCGTTGCCTGTAAATGCCGCCTGAAGTGCAGTTACTACAACTTGTCTTTGTGCTTTTCTACCCATGTATGGTGAACCATCTGGTTTGTTACCTGCCGCATTAATCCAAATTGGTCCAATGTCTGTGCTGTTAACAACATAAGATGTTTTGTATTCTTTTACACTATAACCTGATGATCTAGTGTTAAACAACAATGTACCTTCTGCATAGTTGGCTGGATCAATTGCATCTGCATCAAATGATGCGTATGCTGAACCAAAACCTTTGTCTGCATCTGTAGTACCTGCTGGGTTACCTACTGCGTCACCAAACACAATGCCAGAAGCTGATGACTGATCAGTATTATCAATTAAAACCCAACTAGATGAAGTTGTGTTGTATTTGTAAATTTTTGGATATGCTTCTAATTCATTTGAGTCGATCCAAATATCACCGTTTTCAAGTGCTGTACCATCTGACTGTGTAGTTGGCTCTGATGATACCATTTGTAGATCTCTTAAACCTGCCGCTTCACCGTTTGGACCTGTGTTTACTGATCCTGCTGTAGACAAGTCTTTTGAGTTTGCGTATGCAAACCACTTCATAGTACCACCATCATTTTCAGCAATATATAAGTCTGCTGTTAAGTTAGTGTCATACCATAATGTGCCATCTACTGGACTTGAAGTTAGTGCATCTGCAGATGCTTCAAAAGCCAAATCGCTCCAAATTGAAGCCATGTACCATGAATCAGAACCTGAAGCCATATTGTCTGTAAAGCCTAATTGTGCTGTAGTTACACCATCAACTGTTGCCGCTGTTGTTGTGTCTTCTACCCAAATGTTTTTACCATTTGTTCTTTCAAGTTTCAAATACTCTTTCGCACCTGAACTTGCTTCAATTGATGCTTTAACAGTTAATGCCGCTAATGATGAATCATTGTTAATACCTGCAACGATTTCTGCAAGTGTTACATTTGAACCAGCTCCACCAGTTGCTGTAATAGTTACATCTTGGTTACAAATATTAAGTTTAATACCTGTTTGTGAACCAGCCAATGCAATACCAGTTCCTGAAAGATCCGCTGTCCCAGTAGCCGTTGTTGTAGTTGCTGACCCTCTTAATTTGATATTGTATTGTACCTCTGGTGTTGAGTTATTTGCTGTTTGTTTGTATGTTGCATTATCAATTCTATCATTGTCCCAATCTGCATCATTGTCATCATCAAACTGTACGTACAATGAACTTGCCGCAGGTGTTAAGGCTGTAACAGCGTTGTCATCATCAGCATATAAAGGTGCTGATATTGTTGACCATTGACCTGTGCTTGTTGAATAGTATTTTACTACTACATTCGCACCGCCGCCAACTGCTGTTGTTTTGACCCAGATAGAACCTGATACTGAAGCACTTGGAGCCGAACCTGTACCTGGTTGCATAAACACAACCGGTGTACCTGTTTTTGCCGATACCCATGTGTCAGCACCTACTTGATACCATGTTCCTGAAATCTTTTCCCAAAGTTTTGCCGGAGCCGCTGAAGCAACTACAACAAAATCTCCATTGGTACCATAGGTATCTTTTGGTGATTTTTCAGTGTCATCATTTACATTTGATATTGCTGATGAACTTGGTGTATCAAGTAATACTTCTGGAGTAACCTTGCTCCATGATGTACCGTCTGCTTGATATACTCCCCAATCAGTTGATGCTGTGTCTAACCAGTAAGTACCATTTGCTGGTGTACCTGCTGGGACTGTTGTTGAGCCTGTAAGTTCTGCTAAGTTTACATCAGCACGAACCACGTATGCTCTATTTGAAATTCCTAAATATGAATATGCGGCTAATAAACCGTATTCATTTCTTTCATCACCTGGTAACATTGTTGAACCAGCTGAATAAAATGTTGGTGTACCGAATGTTGATAACAGTTCTCTCTGTGAACCAATTAGGTAAGGTTTACCCACATTTGCACTTGTAGTACCAATTGCTGTTGAGCCTGTAGAACTTGGATCAGCTTTGTCTTGTGCTGATGCTACTACAAATAATGGTACTGTGCCTTGTGGTGACCCCGCGTAAAATGATTCATCAGTTACTGTAACTGAAACACCCGGTGAAACTAAATCTGGCATTGTAATCTCTCCTTCATAATTGTGGCAACGTTAGTGTTGCCATCATATACTATATTTATTAGAAGTTGGTTAAAAGAGGGTGTTTTAAGCACCAATATTTTCCCCTTTAAAAGGGCAGTAAATACAGTTATGACAGATAATAGACCACTATGTACAAAATGCAAGTCTAGACCTAGAGCCTTTAACTACAAAAAAGGTGATAAGACCTATTATCGTAAAATGTGCGATAAATGTATACGCATAAGCAAAGGCAAAGGTGTTAGTTCTAGTGCTAGTTGGCAACAAAGTGGTTATAAAAAGAAACATATATGTGAAAAATGTGGTTTTAAAGCCAAGCACCCAGCACAGTTAGATGTTTATCACATTGACGGAGATCTACGCAACAGTGCTATCAATAATTTAAAAACTATATGTGCTAACTGTCAAAGAATCATGACCATGGAAGAATTCAAATGGCGCCAAGGTGATTTGATGCCTGACGTTTAGAATGTTTGTGTGATTTTTTTGTCTTTAGAAACTCTTGTTAATACTTTAACTACACTGTTTACTTTATCTGTAAGTTGTTCTAGTGTACCATTGTTTTCAATTATAAAGTCAACTAGTACACCAGTATGATCCCATTCACTTGCATGTATACCAATATCTGACAATTGCTGTATAGCAAACTCGTCGCCTTGCTGTGCTTGTTTAGCCAGTTCTGTCCAGTGTGGATCATCACCACGTTTTACTCTAATGGTAAATCCGCCCATTTGTTTGATAAAAGCAAGTTCGTTTCTAAAACGGCAATCTGTGATAATAGTGGGTTTTTGTCCACTTGCTATGTATCTGTGCTCTAGACTGTCTAGCCAAATTTTAGGATGAAAATGTTCTCTAAACAATTCTGTACCAACAATTTGCAGTGCTAGTCTTGGTGTAAAGTTTTTAATACCTAATTTATTTGCCCAATATGGATCAACACATTCTCTAAAATGTCTGCTGTGATCTGTGTCACCTTCTAGTGTTTTCCTAGGCCAATTAAATATGTTTGCTGTGGCATCTTTTAATGGTGCCGCAAAAGAATCTTTTTTATACTCATGCTGTGATGACAGTATATCTGCTACAGTGTTTTTGCCACTGCCAATCCAACCTACTAATCCAATAATCAATTTACCACCTTAATTTTAACTGTGTTGCAATATCTTCGCTGTTAACTTTTACAGTTAATTCGTCACAACCAGCATCTTCCCAATGCCAGTCTTTTTCATACTTGTAACCAAGCATACCCATGTAGTTGGCTACTCTGGCCACTGCATCCACTTCTCTATAGTTGGCATTAAGAGCACCTCCTTCTACACTGGTGCCTTGTGATTCGCCTATGTAATGGTCTCGTTTGGAAATTTTATCTACATCTAGTGTAACTTCAATCATACTAGTATATTATGCTAATATTAGATTTTTGTCAAGAATATTTTTATTCATTGATGTATAAAATTCTTGCCATTCAGGAAATGTTTCTAAAAAATTTTGATTTCTGGACTTATCTAATTTGCTAGTATAGTCAACAAATTCATTCCATAGTTTTGGTTTTTCTTGATTATCTATCTGCTCGCTTGTATAGAGATTGTTGATAAAATGTAGATATTTTTCTTTTACGCTGGATTTTATCTGTGCTGATGCTGTATAATCTAAGACCATATCAACACTTGCTTGATCTAGTATTCCTACATTCATATGTCTAGGGTAAAACACAGGATTAAAGTTAAATCCTATTTTTTTGTAACTGTATTTTTCCAAAAGTTTAATCATATGTAAACTGTTAAACCAAGACACACTTGATAGAATATTAATTTTAAGCGAACTTTTAATAAAGTGTTCTATGTTGTTTTCTATTTTTTGCCAATCATTTTTTCCACTACGTAGATATCCGTGTGCTGATTCTATTCCATCAATTGATAAACTGATGCTAACATCAGAAAATTGTTCAAGAGTTTTTATTATATTCTTGTTATTGTAGTCCACAAAACTTCCATTGGTGTTTACATTTATTTTTACCTGAGTGTTTCCTACTTTTAATAACTCATCAAGCAAACGATATGTACCCAACATCATTAATGGTTCACCACCTGCTAGTCTAATAAATCTCACATGTGGTAAATGCTGTTGCAGTTGTTCCCATGGAATGTCTGCTTCTATTAGACCCGTTTTATCTGCATGTTTTGGCAATGGTGTTCCTGTGACTAATTCGTGTTCTTTTGCCCAAGAATTACTGCTGGATATTCCACAGAATCTACAACGATAGTTGCAGAGATTTGAACTGCGGATATCCAAATACTCTAGTTTGAAATCACTGTATGTTCCATCAGTTTTGGTATTTTGTTTGTAGTGATCTACTCTATCATGATAAATTTCGTTGGTGTGCTGTCGTAGACTTTTTACTCCTGCTGACTCTTGGTCCACGCACTGTTGACATGTTGTTGGTGCTTGGCCTTGAAGCATTTGTTTTCTTATTTTTTTAAAAGCATCACTGTTGCCAGCACTGCTGATATCTCCGTTAAATTTACCAGAATTTTCCAATGCCATACAACAATTTTTGTATGTACCGTCTGTGTTTAGTTTAAAATGATTCCAAGGTAATGTACAAAAAAACATATTATTATTAATTATCTTCTTAACCTCTTAGAGGTTCAATCCAAGTGATATTTCCAGCCGCTTTGACGTTGGGCGAATCGCCTGTGGCTATCAAACTGAGTACATCTGGAGTTGAATCTGATCTGCTCAACTGTAGCTCACGCAACTGTGCCGCTGTGAGCGTACCTGCACTTTTGTTGATCACATAGTTTGTGGCTAATTCTGTACCGTTGGCTGTAACAGCACTGTCTGTGGTACTGACGTCAACTGCACCATTTGTGTGTGTAGCAAATGACAGTGGTGTTGCAAAAGTGGCATTTAATACCAATTTAAATTCAATGTTTTGATTAGAATCTGTAAGCACGTTGATTGATGTAGGTATAACAATGTCATCTAATCTAGCACTATTGAGTTTTATGCTGGCTAGATGATAGTATGTGCCAGTGCTACTCATGGTATAGTAAGTTAAACCTCTGCCTGCCAAATAACTCTTACCTGTTAGACTGTAACCACCTGAGCTAACCACTGTACAACAAATATGTTTTAGTGTGGTAGAACTGGCAACGCCTGCTGAGTTACTGATTTCATATCTCACTGGCAGTGCCGCTGTGGTCATGTAAGTTTCGTCAATTATGTTAGCATGATGAAACTTGTGTGCTACTACAAATGCACCATCTACCACAAATCCCACTCTCACTGATCCTACACCTAACCACTCAATGTCAATGAACAGAATCTGACTTTTGGTAAAATCTAAATCAATACCTGTGGTGCCTGTGCCGTCTAAAGTGTCTATGTTCCAATCTGCTTGGGCTATTCTTGTGTTTACTAAACTGCCACTCACACTGCTACGTTTAACAATGTACATGGTATCACCATCTTTTTCTAGATAAATTCCGTTTTGTGTGCCAAAATACCCCACACGTTGGCAAGTGTTTATTTGATCTGCACCCATACAAAATGTAGCAAATATTTCCAATGCTTTACCTGGTTGATATGGAAAAACTCTAGTTGTTTCCATAACTGCTTCACTGCCATTTGTAGTATCTACCGTCATGTTTACCAAACTAGCATCTGCGTTGTGTGTTATAGTTGCACCGTTGACTGCATTGGTCCAAAACTTGTCGTTCTGTGCATATCTATGCTGACTATCAAACAGTGTTAAAGGCTGTGCTACCTGCTGTCTACCAAATGCATCTACATTACCATTACCACTAATACTTGTACTGCTACCACTAGTGGTACGTACCACTGGTTGTCCAAGAGCATTATACTCCATAGACTTGTGAAGATTTAGTATGTTAGGTTCATCTGGATGAATGTAACTAGTTGAATTTGGATTCTTTACTCCCATTTTTTATTAAACCTTAATTCCTATAAAAATATGATCTACACGTGATGCTGTCCATGTGTTTGTTGCTGTTGCTCCAAAGCCTGTAGTCAGTGCTGATCTAACATTACTGTCAAGAGCACTTGCATCCCACACAGTTAATATCACAATGCTTCCATTAGAAACACTGTTTAGTGCATTGGCTAGTGACGTTACTGCTCCAGGATCGCCATAGGTATCATAATTTGCTGTGCTGAGTGTGTTACCATATGTATCTAATACTACCATGTTGTGACCACGAGCGCCAACGTTTAATACTTCAATATCATTAACCACTACACGAGCATTTTGATATCCTGGTACATCAAAAGATGATGAATATACATAAATTTTATTACCACTTGCATATTGTGTTGTTTCAATAGCACTGATTGTGTTGAATTCTTCATATACTGTAAAAGACGATGTTGGTATCCACGGACGGCCACCTACTAACCCTCCTGTGTTTGGATTATCAATTACATCATTGTCATTGTATTGAGTTGGCAATTGTGTTATATCATATGTTGCTCTAGGATGTCCAGCGGCGGCACGTTTACTTGCGGCTAGATCTAATTTGGATTTTTGACGCAACTCTTTGGTTGAAAGTGTTGATATACCGTTAGCCGCCATTGTCTTATCCTATTACAAATGATAGTGGATCACCACCATCTACATATTTTTGAATTTCGTCTTCAAGTCTTTCCATGGCTGTTTGTGCTTCAGCCTTGAGTGCATCACCATTTAGTGTAACACCACCCTGTGCACCAGGCAAAGAAGCAAATTTTGAACGTGCTTCTCCCAGCATCATTTTACACTGTGCAAGTGCATAATCTCTTATCCATGTTTTTGCATACGGGTCATCTAGCAGTGTTTCATCTGTTCTAAGCATATAAACTTGCAATAACAATGTTTCTGCATTTCTTGGGCGTCTAACAATTGTTAATTTTTTAGTTACTGTATCCCAAGTAAAATTAATTTTGTTACCAAACAATCTACCCACAGTTTCTTGATATTGACTGAATGCTTCCCAAGTGGTTAATCCGCCAATTCTACCTGCCTGTAAAAAATACAAGTTAGTGTAGGCAATTTCAAATGGATCAACATCAATACCTGATTGTTGATCAGAGCCCAAAGCACGTCTAAATGTTTCACGCACTTCAATTACTTCTGTTGGTAAAGTATACTCGTTTATGTCTTTTTCTAATCGTAAAAACAGTGTTGCTTCTTCATTGGCATTTGATGATCTTGCTCTGAATCTATCAAACGCCATGTCTAAACCTTGATTGTAGTGTTTGGGATCAAGTTCAACATCAACCATACCATCACCTAGTAGGTTGCGAATATCCTCAATGATCTTGTCTCTGTTTGATTTATCTTTGGCCATATTTAAAATCCTATACTTGTATTTATTGTATTAGTGAAATTCAGAACTAGTACTATATGTATCGTTTTTTATTTACGCAGTAGATTCTAGTTTAAATGCCTATTTAATTGCTTGTAAACCAGGTTTATTTTAGGATCTATTAGAATTTAGAGCAAATATGTATGCTTTTTGTAAATCCAATTTAAAACGCATAACAATAGGAATCGCACATGGTTTTTAGTTGAATAAATACTTGTATAAAAGGATATAGACATGCCACGACTCAGCTTATGGAAACCACAAAAAGGTAACGATTATAATATGATAGACCGTGTGATCCGCGAACATTTTAATGTTGGTGGCACTGGTGTATTCATCCACAAATACCTTGGTCCACATGCTCAAGCAAACACCACAGATTCAACACAACCTGACAATTCTGTAGTGCGTCCCAACAACATACAAGATCTATTATTTTTAGAAAACAGAGATCGCAAGTACGATCCAGATGTGTATGACATGCGTGGTGTATATCAGGTACAAGATTCAGATTTTGATCTAACACAATTTGGTGCGTTTTTATCCAACGATACCATCTATATGACCTTTCATCTAAATGAAATGATCAATATATTGGGTAGAAAATTAATGAGTGGTGATGTATTAGAATTACCTCATCAACGTGATGACACCATGTTAGACATGGCACGTTTAGAATTTACCACAAAGCCAGCAAAAAAATTTAGAAAAGGCGAAACCATAACAGGTGCAACCAGTGGTGTAACCGCAACAGTAGTGAACTATAATCACGATGCAAAAGTTTTAAGAATGGTCACAGACGGTGACTTTACAGTTGGTGAAACTGTAACAGGTACATCAAGTACAGCCGTTGGAGAAGTAGCGGCCTACTATCCAGAAGGTCCACAAGCAATCAACAGATACTATGTTATTGAAGATGCCGCTAGAGGTTCAGAAGGTTATTCACCAACTTGGTATCCACACATTTGGAGAGTTAAGTGTACTCCACTAGTAGACTCACCAGAGTTTTCAGATATACTTGGCACCGGTGAACAAAAAGATGATTTAAGAAATTTAATTTCTACATATCAATCAGAAATTGACATAGGTGATGCAATTGTTAATCAAGCACAAAACGAAGTTCCTAAAAAAGGGTACGAAACAGCACACCTATATGTTAACAAAGCAGATCAATATGTGCCTGGTATGGTTTATGGTCATTGGCAAACCAACACAGCATCATTTAAACTGTATGAATCAACAAACACAAGTTGGCAGGCATTTGATTATTTTGTTGGCGATACTGCTCCCACTTCTAATTACAAAAACGGGGACTATTGGTTAGACACAGCAAACACCAATTGGGGATTATACATTGGAGATGGTACTGCATGGAACAGTCAACCTGTATCAATAGTTGATTCAGCAAACATTGACGGCACTACTAAATCACCTATATCATCTTATGTTCCTTCAAGTGATTATGCTGTAGTAGTTTCAGATAGAACTGTAGGAGCAACACTGTTTAAAAAAGTTTCAAATGGTTCTTGGGTAAAAATTGCCACAGATGCAACCACAACTCAACTGCTAGGTGTTGATGTTTCTATCAACACTAGTGAACCAACAACAAACACTGTGGGTAAAATATGGTGGCAACCAAACACCACAGGTGGCCTAAACATTTCATTTAAAAAATATTCATCTACCACAGACAGTTGGGTGGCCCAAGACGTTACTCTACATTCAAGTCAAGATTCAGCCAACGATGCATTTGGTTTCATGACCAAAGTTGGTGTCCATGCTGGTGATGGTAAACCACCTAACGGTATTCAAATTGCACACACAGGTTCAAGTTTTCCTAATTCATTAAATGACGGTGATTACATACTGCGTACAGATTATGAACCAAATAGATTGTTTAAAAAAGTTGGCAATAGATTTATCAAAATTGAAGATGACTGGCGAGGCACCTACTCTGCGGCTAATAGAATATTAAATACATTTATTGAAAACACAAATTCAAGTGATAACACCGCAGATGGTAACGAACAACAAGGTTTAAGCAAAGCAGTTAAACCAAGGACAGATGTATAATGGCACAATTTTGGTATGATCAACAGATAAGAAGGTACTTGCTACAATTTGTACGTATCTTTAATGGCTTTCAAATTCAAAGTGGTCAAAAAAATGCAGGTGGTACTGCTTCACAAACATATAGAACTGTGCCAATGCGTTATGCAGACATGTCTAGAATGGTTGCACACATACTACGTGGCAACACAGAAAACGCACTAAACTCTGCTCCATTTATGACTTGTCATATTGCTAACATGAATATTGCAAGAGAACGCAGACATGATCCAAAATTAATTTCATCACAACAAGTACAGGAACGCAAGTATGATGCTATCAACGATCAATACACAGCAGAACTTGGCAATACATATACAGTTGATAGATACATGCCTGTGCCCTATGACTTAACCATTAATGTTGATGTGTGGTGTTCAAACACAGAACAAAAACTACAGTTGCTAGAACAAATACTTACACTGTTTAATCCCACAATAGAAATTCAAGCAAATACCAATCCACTAGATTGGACCAACATCACAGTTGTA